ACAACATAACCGGTCGAAGGAACCGGCATCACGTGACATTCGATCCAAGCCTGATGGAACCGCTGTAAAGCGGCCCTCATCAGACAAAGAATCGGTGGCACGACAACGCCTTGTACCTCTATACCCTCGTAGCGAAGCCAATCTCTGCTCATAAGGAGCGAGAAGTTGGAATCGTATACGTCGAGTATTTTGGCACACCCATGCGGTGACGCATGGGGGTTTTTGCGTAACAATTGGGACAATTTCTTGAGCCCAAGTTCGCAAAAGTGCAGCTGAACTGAACAATCCGCAAAGGAAGAATTTCCTTTGTAGATCAAGCAGTCCAGGGATGTTGATGAACTTGTTTCTGTCGTCATAATCATATCTCCTGTTGCGTATTATAGCAACGTCAGTGTGATTAAAGTACTCGGCACCGCATGACTCGCGGAAGGGCGTGAGAGTGCACGTCTTTTGGACGTTAACCTCGCAACCAACCTCGGTAAGGGTGCCAATGAGTACTGCCATAGCATAATCGGGAACGATAATATCATCTCCGAAGACTGCAACGGCTGACGCCGTCTCAATCTCGCTTGGGACCGTAGGGTCTTTCGACTCCGCGGACCAATGATGTTGCACAAATCTCACGGACGCCATTGAAAGCGCCCAAAAGACGAGTGTCTCCACTGGGAAGCAAACTGCTGAACCCATCGGAGAAAATGCTGTTAGTCTGATACGCTCGCCCTTTACATCCATGTATTGGGAGCGCGTACAGAATAGCTGCGATCGTAGAACAGGCACCCCCGCAAAGAGGTACCAAACGAGCGCAGCTGACACAGTATCGGAAGCGTTGGATAAATCCAGTGTTCCCATACCGTCCTCAAAGGCCCTACGGCACATCTCCTGGTTTCGTGTTTGATCACGAAACTGGATGGATCTGCTTAGAAGCCAGTGAGAGTCAACATATTGCATTAACAACTTCATTTGACCCTGCTGAAGGTACTGCGTAGCAGTGCTTTCAGAGGAAATCAAGCGAGGACCTTTGAAGTCCTTCGGAACCAATGAGCACTTAGTGATAGAAATCTTTTCCATCACAGGTGCACCTTGACAACAAAGGGCTTCAAAAGATTGAGACCCATATACATTGAAGGGATACCAACGTTCGGCCCGTGAGGGCCAAGCGCGAATATCCCATCTCGTGAATCGATCGTAACCCTCAGCCACTCCTCCAGGACCATGTCCCGGTGTTATGGTAGAGAGGTCACATCTTTTCATCATCCTAGTGATCAAGCGTTGAGCTCGATACAAGACGGGGTGATTACGAGGCAACTTGGTTTTACCCAATTTGCTTTGGCGTTCACGAAAACCGTCCACGGTAGCTTTCTCCTGTTCTTGCGTGTAGGCTTTTTCGAGCTTACCGTCAAGAGAGAGAAACTGCCTTAGGAAGTATATGGTAGAAACACAAGGATCAGGACGAAGAGTCCCGGAATCTTCAAATATTCTTGCAAAGCAGGAATACGTGAATCTAGGGAGACATGTCCCCTTCCGTACCGAAAAGTCAGCGATGTTTTTAAAGACACCGCTGATCAAACCAGAATCAAGGGCCTTCCCAAGTTTGGGGAGGGTAACCTTGACAAAGCTAGAACCTTCTGACTTTGACCTCTCAGTCAACATCAGAATGTCATTTTCGTGAAAGGGTACTCCGTTCTGTAGTCCGTCATCAACAATTGATTGACGGAGTGCGACGATGCGCTCAAGGATGCATTTAAGGTCCCCCATTATGGGTTGTCCTCCTTGCTCTCCTTCTGTCTCAAAACTCAGTTCCGAAATCGCAAGCTAGACCTTAGTAAAAGTCCAACACTGCTTATCCTTAATATCCGGTCTGTTAGGCCGGTACGAAGGTATCGACATGCAGATCCGCGCCATCGGCGGGGATCACGCCTGCCAATAAGGCAGTGAGGACAGATGCTTTGGTAAAGCATTTGAGGAAGGCGACCTGATCCGACATTGCTGTCGTCAGACCGCTTTCCGTGCTTCGCGGGATCGTGATTTCCATTTTAGCGGAAACATAGATCGTGTTACCGGTCGCGTCTTCCTGAAAGGTCTTTTGGGCCTTGAAGAGGAAACGATCGGAACCCTTAGCACCAGGCGGTTTGAGAAAAGATTGGATTGTGATCGTCTCTGGCTCGGCAATTGTCGAGCCAGGGTTGACGAAAATCCTCTGATTTCCGACCGACTGCTGAAGGGCGAAGGCGATATCGGTCGTGCCATCGGCACGAGTAAGAGTAAGAGACATAAGAGAACTCCAGTTCTGGCACCGTATTGTTGTTAATTAGGTACCGGTTGAGGCGGAAAAGTCCGCCGGCTCACCCTACGTATAACTAGAGAAACTTCTGGATTAGAAGTTCACCTCCGGAGATACCACGGAAGAGGCCGAGATTCGACGGGTTATCGAAAAACGACGTGTTCGGAAAGCCAGGGACCCTGTGGAAATCGGATATAGAATAAGAAAATATCCGAATGGGTGAACTAGGGTCTGTCAAGTCCATACCAACATTGATGTCGAAACCCGGATTACAAATGTAATCGTAGGTCGAAACATTTTTGATGGAATGTCCAACACAGGCGATGTTCATGAATGGTGACTCTCCCAAAGGAATACGTGTCAATTTATTGACAACTTCCTGTGAGTTTGTGAACCAGTCAACTACGAAGCTAAAAGGAATGAGCTCCCATCCGAGACCAATGATCTTGTTAAGACCAAAGTACTCGGTATAGGCGCGCCATCTAGAAGCCTCGTGAATATCGTCCCGAACCTTACCCATTCCGAAGATTACAGCCTTCGTGTATGCTTTTGTAAGCAGACCTTCGAAGGACAAGTAACCATCTGGATGAGGTTCCCCAGGAGTGAAAGATGCAGGGATCTTTCGACTAGCCCTAATGGGGGCATAGCGTCCGCGATTTTTGTTTAAGAACAAAAGCCGTTGGTCCACCTCTTGGTGGGCTGCAAGCATATGTTTTATATCATCAATCGCGGGCACGACACCAAACTTGTAAGCAAGGTGTAGATTTATGCCCTCCTTAAACACAGACCTAATGGCGTTTTCGCTCTGAATCCTGTGAAGCTTTCCGACTACTCCGCGATCCGAGAGAAGCTTAGCGCTCCTATCGGCCGCAGCGATAATCGACTTACTCGACCTCAGGTGTGAAACCGAGGACGACAGTCTTTTATAGTAGTTGGCGATCTTACCGAGATTCATGCGATGCAGCCCTCGACGCTGGACATCCTTGATGAGATGTCCAACAGCCCTACTTGGATTAGCAACGAAGAGAAGAGCCTCTTTAAAGATGCTCGACTCATACATTGTTTCACCCAAGAAGAAGCTTGAGGGAACGAGCGATTTACACTGCTCGTCGAAAGCATCGGCGATAGGCGCCCAGTCCACAGAAGCAAACGTAGTTTCTTCGTCATGAGACGTAGGAAGATTTTCGAGAATGGAATCTCGAATATAGTCCGGTCCATACTTGAAACTAAGAAAAGCTAGTGGACTGCAGGTATGGGTAATCGTAGTCGCAGCGCTACAGTCAGCGGTTGAGGTGTCATTAGAGTATACGAAGGTAATATTATCCTGTTCAGGGATTTTACTACCGCCTTCGCCTTTAAAAGGGCTAAGCGCTACCTTAGTATGCATAACTTCCTTGACAGGAAGAGGTGCAATACCGCGTAGTCGTGCCTTAATATGACTCCTCAATTTAAAGCTTCCTTTAACGTAGTAGTCGTACATCACACCTCTTGAATAACGGACAGGCGCAACACGCGTAAACGGAATTTCTAATCTTGACTCGAAAGGGCCAGGACAGAACTCCGTTATACGACGTTTATATTGCACATATTCCGCGATCCAATTGTGTGTGATGGGATCATACTGCGTGTAGGAGCGAGCGCGATTTGTAGTCACGGGCTATCCTTTCCGAAACAGTCTTATACTCAGGATTACTTCACGAAGAAGTACTCCTATGTTGACAACGAATGTCAAGATTTTGCGGACGGTTTGTTTCTTCATCAGGGGAGAGCCTTTTCCACCGTGAGGTGGACGTAGATCTCGTCGAGAGAAGGACAAACCAAAGAATCCGCAGAAGACTTGAGCACTGCCGCCGACGTCGCTATTTTCGGGATAAATCCCGGCTTTTGCGTACCGAAGGCGCTAGGAACGTAGGTATACCCAGATTGGTGCCCTGCTTGGTAGCTCACATAGGTTACAGATAACTGCAACTTATGGAGTATAGCGGTGATCTTGACAATATTCGCTTTCGCGAGATCAAGATCCCGCTCCAGCACAGCACGTGATTTAGGCAAAACTACCTCCTAAGTGATCAACATATGAGAAATCTGATCCGCATCCCCTTAGCGGGGGTAACGAACGGGCGGTATACCGCACTGATCAGATCATAAGACGAAGGACGAGGGACCTTTCTA